GAATTGACCATTTTGTAGTAAATATATTCGTTGGTTGGTCGCTTGTTTTGCTGGAGCACCAATAGCTGTTATTATACCACCATTGTCATAAAATCCTGGAATTATAGTTGTTCTATTTGTCGCTGTACCACCAGTTTGTGTTCTATATTGGAAAGTAACAGGTGCATTTCCTGGTATATATAAAGTACTAGGAGCTAATGGATTATTGGTAAAATTAATACCCATACCATAAAGATAACCAGCACTAGAATTAAATGTTAAATTAGCACCATTAACTGATGTTACAACACCAGAATTTATTAATTTAATTGGTGCAAACATATCTCTAATTTGAGATATTGGCGAAATATCTAAATCTGGTTCGTTAAATGCATTGATAAGACTAGTTCTATTACCATGACCCATTTTACCCAAATAAATACCTTGTCTTCTTTGTTGCGGTGTTGGGAACGTTACCTGTTGTGTCAACGTAGCAGCACTGGTAAGTAAAAGATATGTTTCAGTATCAGAACTATAATAAAGTGATGGGATATTTGTTTGGCCAGTATACTTAACATAAATAACATCTGGAACCAAAGGATTAGTTGTATTATCAACAATCCACCCTTCTGCTGGACCAACATTAAATGTACTACTTGAAGCTAATGATATTCCACTAAAACTAAAAACACCAGTTGAAATCACATTACCTTCTAATACGTTTCGTTGTAAATCTGTTAACGATAAATTATTATTTTCATTAACAGGGTTAACAAATAATTTTCCAGTTGTAGTACCAGTTTGAATAATATAACCAACAGAGTTGGTTCTAGCTGTTAATGGAAAATTATTAAATTCTAAAGCATTTTTAAACTCACCAGGATTTGTATCAGAAGCGTAAACCAATGAACCTATACTAGCACCTGTAACAGTTATATTGCTAATAATACCATAAGTCAAAACAATACCTTCTGAATTGTTTGGAATTATTTCAGCAGAAACACCAACAACATCTTTATCGTTATAATGTCTATTAATAGCGAGTTGAATAGCTGGTAAACCGCTATAACTAGATAAAAGCTCAACACATTTACCTTTTGCTATATCAAGTCCACTATTATTAAATACCCTAAGATAATTTTGTTGACCTAAATTAACTGTAACACCTTGATTTATCGATGTATTATACGATAAAGCGTGTTCAGTATTATCAAAATAAACAGTTCCAGCAACTGTAGTGGCACTAGTTGTTGCAGTGTTAAATACAATATAATCAACAGGGTTAATATGACCAACACTTAATGTGTTAGCTGTTAAACCACCAGTAAATATAGTACTACCAGATACGGTTCCACCATTAAATGAACTACCCATTTCAACCCAATAATCTAAACCATTTTTGTTAACATATTTAAGTGCTGTATACAAATCGGTATACTCTGACCCTATTGTAGAAAAATGGTCAGGTATTCCATATCCAGCTTGGATAAATATGGGTGATAATTCATATGATTTTACTTGTGTTGACATCTATGTTGTATTGGATTTAGAATAATAATGTTCTCCACATCTCTTGACCAGTATGTCTCATTATGTATAAATAATTTAAATTATCTACGGTTGTAACAACTTCCATTCTATTTCCAATAACAGATGTACCATGAGCATATGGTGGCATCCCCATGGTATCAACTTGGAGTGTATTTATATTCATTCCAAATGTTCTCATAGTATTCGTAGCATCTCCACGATGTATAATAATAGTATTATTACCATCATAAGCATACATTGTACCAGTTGTAAATGTTTCAGAGTGAGGTGCTGAATTTACTGCTAAATCCCATATGTTAGTTGTGATATTGTATCTATCAAATAAGTTAGAACCACCACCACGAGGTGAAAATAAAAACCTACCTTTATTTGCTGTATCAGAACCACTATGAACCCATAAAGCAGAAGTACCTAAACCTCTAGCTGGTATTTCATATATGGTATATGTTGATGTAGCATCTGGTGCTGTAACAAAAGTACCTGTAAATGTTAATATATTAAATGTATTTGACAATACTTGAACTTCTTGACCTAACCCAGTTCCTGATGTTATTCTAACACGTTTACCAGCAAATTTATTAACATCCCAGTTAACAGCTGTTGCTGTTATTGTAGCATTTGTTACATTGGTCGCAGTTGATACTGAACCGTAAGTGTCCATAATTTTATATTGTGTTGTTGCATCTGGTGTAAAAGTTTGTATAGAATAAGTAAGCGTATTATTACTACTACTAGTAATTAAAACCTCTTGACCAACACCAGTACCAGCCATTACTCTAAATTTATAACCAGCCCATCGCCCATTTTTCCAGTTTTTGGTTGAATCCACAAGTGTGGTTAATGAACCACTAGTTGAATTTCCATAAGCTTTTTGATTTTCAATCAAGTTATTTAGAGCTGAGCCAAAACATTCTGGTTGTGTTATTGTATACCTAGAAGTACCATTAACACCAGCACCACCAACCAGTGTACCAACTGTAAGTGTGTTACTAGTGTTTGAAAGAATTCTTTTAGCTTGAGATGTTGGTGATGTACCAGCCGTATTCAAAGTAACTATTTTACCAACATGTTCATTATTACCCCAGTTCTTAGTAGCATCAACAATCAGAGTAGTTGATTGTGAGTTTGAAGCTACTGCTGTTAGTGTTGCTGTTGTTATAACATCAAAAGTTGTAAGTGAATCTATCCCTATTATAGGATATGAACCGTTCCATGCAGCTTCAGTACAACCAGTAATTGTAATTGTGTCACCAGAAGCTAAATTAGTAGCTTGGACTGTTGTTATTCTACCTACAGTACCAACAGATGTTATGTTAACTGTCAAAAATCCATCACCAGAACCTGAAATTAAACTGGTTGCTTTACCACTACCTGTGCTATAATTTAAACCAGATGAATATAATGTAACCGCAGTTACAACACCATTACCACTAACAGCAGTTACTCTACCTTTACCTACAGTACCAACTGTTGTAATGTTGAATAAATCTCCAACTGAATAATTTGTACCACCCACAGTCGGTGCTGATGCTAATGCAGTTATACCATTAGCATTTCTAGCGGCAGTAGTTATCGCAAAAGGTTCTTGACCACCATAACTAGCACTAATGTTTATAGTTTGACCATAATCAATATCTGGACCCTGATACCAATAATCATAAGGTACTGAATATTTAAACAACGCTGCTGAAGCATTACCCATAAGATAAATCTCAGCAGTGTTTGGCCATATTTCAAATACTGATGTATTATTAGGTTGAATATCCCAGTTTCTACATATTTCTATTGTATTATTTGTGTTACCGACAATACGGAATCTTTGCCCAGCACCCAAACCAGATGTAATTCTAATCATTTTATTTGTTAAATCATTGATAATATAAGCACCAGCAGAATAAGTAAGTGTTCTAGATGTTGTTGTGGTTGCTGTTTGAGCGGAATAATAAACACCACCATGTTGTCCAGTTCTATCAATAGTAAAATCTGTACCATACTGAGCCGATACTAAACCACCCAACGCAGTTTTTGTGTTCCATGTATCTGAAAGAATATCGTAATATTGCATTGATGACCATGGTGCTGAAGCTACTGATGAAAATAAGAAAATTCCACCACTTTCAATAGTAAAAGATGATGTATCATCTGGAACAACACTAAGTGTTCTATCTAATGAAATTGTTGTTGACTCGATGTAATATGTTGGTTGAGCACCAGCAGTTGCTATTGGGGCAGCATAAGGTGTTAAATTAGAAAATGGTGTATTGTTCCAAACTTCTAATTGATTATAATTGACATCATAAAAATATAAAGTATTTGTATCATTATATAAAACTTTTCTAATTTGAGATTGACCAGTACCAAAAACCAAACGAACACTATAACCAATCCATTGATTAATTTCCCATTTTTTCAACGTATCAACAATTGAGTTAACAGAAGCTGTTGTTGCTAATCCAGTATCACCTATTATATTTGCTGTCGAACCAGTAATATAAGCTTCTTGACCAGCACCTACACCAGAAGTAAGTCTAATTTTATAACCATTGAAAATATTACCTTGTAAACTTGGAATTTCTAAAGTTGTATTTGTTGCATTTAGGATATTACCAGAATATCCATTAAAATTAGCAAACCTCATAGTTGCAGTTGTAACTGGTGTAATATTGGGTGTTTGTAATTGTTGCCATGAATCCATTTTTGTATCATATCTCCAAAAAGTTGTAGATAAATAATACATATATCTAGAATTATATGTTTCTTCACTAACACATAATGTGCTTAATGCTTGCGTTGCAACTGGTGCAAATCTTAACCATTCCCATACTGGAAGGTCTACTTGTGGTACTAAGTTATTTGTAACTGCCATATTGTTTTATTTTTGTTTTTGTTTTTAATTATGAAAATTTTAAATTAGCTCTAACACCAGTTGCGTATGCTATTCTAGCCGCATCAATAAATTGATATCTTGGGTCAACACCACCATAACCAGCAATGTTAGTTACTGTACCAACATTAGCATTTAAATTGGCTGCTGTTGGTTGTGCTGCTGTCATGTTTAAATTCGATGCTGTTGATTGTGTAACACCTACACTACCTTCAATAACTACTCTTTGTCTATTTTGAACATCTACCGTTGCCAAAGAATCTAGGATTTTAACCATTCTTCTTAGCAATTGCACTGATTCATCAGTTGCTGGATTTATTGTTGTTCCACTAGCGTTTAAAACCTTTAGTGAATCCGATGGTGGTATGTATGACATAATTTTTTTGTTTAATTATAAATATAGGGTCATGATGAAATTTGTAAATTAAATCACGTACCAATTGTTATTATATGATTGTAAATCCAATGAAACATTTTTTCTAGCTACTATAATCGATGCATCACCATCAATTAATTGACCAGCATAAGGTAGTATCGTTTCAATACCTGTATTGATATTTTTAATTGTTATAAGTCTTCCATCACTAGTAATCTGTGGAAGTGTAATAGTAATAGCATTTAGTGAATTAACAATAACCGTTTGATTAGCATTTGTTAAAACACTACTAGTAGTTACTGCTGTGTATGTTGGTGTAACACCACCACCACTAGCAATTGTTACGACATTACCAAGTGAATCAACACCAATTGCTTGACCTGTAGATACTGGACTTGCACTAGTAAGCAATTCAAGTCTAAGACCTGAATCATTCGCAGTTTCTCCAGAAATATGAAGACGTTTGGTCGGATTAATAACCGCAATACCTATTCTACCTGCTGCAGTTGGAACAATAGATGGGTCATTATAATTAATACTATAAGTACCCGTTCCAAACAATACACCACCAAGATTAATTCTATTTGTTGCACCATTTGGTAATGAAATATTTGTACCTATTATTATGTTATTTGAACCAATATTATTTCCAACAAAACTTTTACCAGCTTGATAACCAATTAAATTTGAATTAATAGCTGTTGTTGCATTATACCCAGCTTGATAACCAATGAAATTTGACCCAGTTGCTCCTGTTGCCCCTAAACCAGCCTGCCAACCCATAAAGTTTGAATATTGAGCATTTATTGCACTATTACCAGCATTATTACCAATAAAGTTTGAACTATTTGCACCAGTAGCTTTATAACCAGCGGCCTGTCCAATAAAGTTTGAATTATTTGCAGAGGTTGCACTATAACCAGCACCATAACCAAAGAAATTTGAATTATCAGCATTTCTTGCATTATTACCAGCATTCTGACCAAAAAAGTTTGAATTATTAGCATTAAAGGCAACTAGCCCAGCAGTGTAACCAAAGAAATTTGAATAACTAGCACCAGTTGCACTACTACCAGCAACATAACCCATGAAATTTGAGTTACTTGCGTCTGTAGCACCATAACCAGTATTATCACCAAAGAAATTTGAGTTACTCGCACCAGTTGCAGTTGCACCAGCTGCAACACCAAAAAAGTTTGAAGTATTAGCACTAAATGCACTTTGACCAGCACCATTACCAAAAAAGTTTGAATTATTAGCGTCAATTGCATCACCACCAGCACTAACACCAAAGAAATTTGAATAAGATGCACCAGTCGCACCATAACCAGCCCCATCACTCATAAAGTTTGAATTATATGCATCAGTTGCTTGATAACCAACCTGTACACCAAAGAAATTTGATTTGCTAGCACCAGTTGCTTCATAACCAGCAGCATTACCAAAGAAATTTGAATAATTTGCGTCTGTAGCACCCCAACCAGCACTACTACCTAAAAAGTTTGAAGCAGCAGCATTTAATGCACCATAACCAGCTTCTACACCTAAAAAATTTGATTGAGAAGCACCAGTTGCACCAGAACCAGCGGCCTGTCCAATAAAGTTTGAATTATCAGCATTTATTGCATTACTACCAGCATTCTGACCAAAAAAGTTTGAATTATTAGCATCATATGCCCAATAACCAGCCGAAAGACCAAAAAAGTTTGAATAACTTGCACCACTTGCCTCATTACCAGCACTAACACCAATAAAATTTGACCATACAGCATTTTTTGCAAATTGACCAGCCGATTGTCCAATAAAATTTGAATAACTTGCACTTAATGCACCATAACCAGCTTGGAATCCAAAGAAATTTGACCCATTAGCATTACTTCCAATACCAGCATTTAAAACAGTTGAAAATAAACTATCGGAATTAACTACTTCTATAGGTGATGCACCCCCTAATGAACTAACATCAACTTCAACCAATTCATTATTCATGATACCAATTACTTGAGGTGCTGAATTATCTATTGCTAATGTATTTGTATATATTTTATTAGTTTCAATAATATTATTGTTTAATCTATCAAAACTAAAATTATAAAATTTGGTGTTGGTTTGGTTTTGTATAATTGCGTTTAATTGTTCACCACCATTCTCAAATATTACAATACCTTGCTTAGAATTACCTTTTATTGTAATTTTTTCTTGTTTTGAGCTATTTTTAACTGTAACATTAGCTTGAGATGAAGTTTTTGTTATATTTAAATCCCTTTGAGATGAACTATTCTCCAATCTAATATTTGATTGACGACTATTATCATTAATGTTAATATTACTTTGTATAGAATTTATTAAAGTAATATCTATTTGATAACTATAATTAGTTAATCTAACATCTGTTTGGTTACTATTAGATAAATATAAATTAAATTGCATTGCATGAACACCTTCACTATATATCTCTTTTTGATATGATAAATTCTCCATCTCAATATTAAATTGTCCGTGCCCTCTAAAATTAATATTCTCATTATATGAATTTACAATTTTTTGATTTCCAATACCAGTACCGTCATTTCCAAAAACATGACCCCATTTAAATGCTTTAATAGGATTGCTCGTAAAGTTATTTTTCCAATATTTTATATTATCGGGAGTTGTACTTACTATATTGTTATTTTTATCTTTACGATATGTTATTCTATCAGAGGCTATATCGTATTTAATTTCATCATATGAAATATTATAATAACCATCTTTACTAACATCATTCAAAGGTAAAATTTGTTCTAAAGGATAATTTACTGCATCCAAATTAAATAAATCAATAGCTGCCCCAATTTTAAACTTACTCTTAATATACCATGCAGTCCCACCCCAAAAAATAACTTCATCCTGCTGATATTCTTTAATTATCAGAGTGTCAATACTTGCTTGAGCACCAGATTCCTGACCAGTTATAATAGTATCAAAATCCCAATCACCACTAATATTATAAAAGAAACCACTAGTTACATCACCAAAAAGAAGGCCAATTGAACCGTTATCACCAACTATTGTTTCATTAGTGATGAATTCACCACTAAGCATTGTAATCTCTAAAACATTTAAATTACTCCAAATATTCCAACCAAATTCATTTATATATTTTGGTGTATAAAAAAGACCAACACCAGTGTCTGCTAATATATTATTTTCAATAGCTTTCAAATATACTGTAGTGTATATTTGTTTTGCGGCTATTATTCCACTAATATATAACTCATTATCACAATTGGTTATTTTATATGTAACACCTTTAACTAATTTACTATCATTAATTAAATTTAAAATACCATCTCTACTCTTTTCAATAACAGTAACAATATCGTCAATAACAACATTATAACTATCTGTTCTAACTAAACTAATAACATTTAAATCGTGGTCAATATTACCATTAGCCACATAGATATCATCACCTGGTTTAAAATAACCACTAACATCAAATGTATTATTAATACTATTTTTGAATGTTGTAATACCTGTTCCAGAATTATATGTACCACCAGTTACTCTAACATCGTTTATAGTAGTAGTACCACCACTTACATCTTTAAAGTCTATTGTATCCCCAACACTAGTTATACCAGTTATTGATTTTAAAAATCTTTGGTCATTAACACCAACAGCAATAGGGTTAGTAGCGATTGCAGGGTTTACACTTAACTTAGTTGTACCTGTTAAAGTACTAGAAGCATTTGAAATCCAAGTATCTAATTTACCAGATGTATCAGCTTTAGGAATTGCACTTGCTGTAGGTGTAACAGTTGAAATTTCATCAGCACCTCCATGTTTATGTCTAGCAGCATGTGATTCAATAGTAACGTTATTTATTGTACCAGCACTAATTATTGGGTTATTACCCATTTTTAATGTACCACTCATCGCTCTAGAACCATCACCCAATAAATATTGTTTATGGTCATCAGAAGCTAACCCTAATAAATTAGCGTGTAACGATGATGCATTTACCCCACCAGCCTTGAATCCAATAACTGGACGAATATCTTCTATTTGTAAGATATTCGGGTTACCTTGTTTTATATAGATATTTGCAACTTGTGCAACAGAATCATTAAAAAATGTTGGTGGTGTTGGTAATAAAGCATTCTCACACTCTACTAACGTACCATATTGTTTTTGACCCAAAACTAAAAAGTATTTTTCATAAATACCATCACCAACAATATAAAGGGTATGTTTCGTAAATGCTGATGCTGTTAGACCAGATAACACACCATTGTTATCAAATTGAGTGTTATTAACAAATGTTGTGGCAGAAGTATTCCACCCACCTGTACCGTTGTTATAATATTGTGTGAAAGTAGAACCAGTACCACCTGAAGGTGTATATTCATTGGTTGAATAATAATATTCACCAGCAGTAATATTTAACTTGAATAGTGTTGCATTTTCGGTTACAATAGAACCAAAAGCATAAATAGGACCAATAGCTTCTCTAAATAAATTAGCAAATCTATTAGATGTATGTTCGGCATTCATTGGGCTGGCATCAATAAACTCAATACCTGTTGAATTTGTTACAACTCTACCAAGTATAATGTTATTTTTCATTGCTGGTCTAGAACCAGAAAATGATAATATACCACTTTCATTGAAAAATATGTATAAACTTGAATTACCTGAAAGTGATATGGATGTAGCATCCCAATCAATTCTTTTTATTGTTTCAGTACTAGCAACTTTTTCAACATAACCATAACCATTAGAAACATTAACTGTCAAACCAGTTCCTGAAGTAATAATACCACCATAAATAAGACCCATAGTGCTACCTTGAAAAATAAGTGTTGACATATCGGTATGTGTCCCATCTTGAAATGTAACTGATAATTTTCTAGTTATTTCAAATTCTCCATCATTTGTATCTAAAAATGCCCAATAAACCTTATCACTAATATTATGTATTTTAGAGTGTGTTGAACTACCACCACCAAAAGTTCCTTCAGCGTATTGATGTTCAATAGATAAATCATAACTAATAGAATCAACAACACTATATGAATCAATATCAAATTTAGAAGGACCACCAGAAGATAAAACTCTTATTCCATAATCCCAACTATCAGCTGTAGTACTAATAGTATTTAATGAAGCATAATCACTTAATTGATAATTTGTTGAACCAGTAACACCGTTACCAATACCATCACCAATAAAAACACTAAGTGTCGCTCCACTACCTTGAATATTATTTGCAATACAAATACCAGTACCAGTAGGGTAATTATAATAATTTTCCATGTTAGCATAAGCTTGGAAACCATTACTAGCTAAGATATTGGTACCATACGAATATTTACCATTAAAATCTAAATATTCACCATAAAAATTAGTATTTGCAGTGTTTGATTGCACTAATATATTGGTATCATTATCATACATAGATAATTTGTGAACCAAAGCAAAACCATTTAAATCGATATTTGAAATAGCAGCATAACCTACACCAGTACCACTTAATGTCATAAATGATAACTCAGTATTGTTACCCATACGAAATATGTTTTGCGTAGAGGTTGCTGGAATTACAACAGTTGTCTGAATATCAAAACCTACAATACTAATATAAGGTTTTGATGTTAAGTTTATCTCATTTTCTTGATAAATACCTGGGGCAACTCTTATAATATATCTATTAGAATCACTTGAAATCGTAATGCTATCAACAGCTGCTTTAATAGATGTAAAATCACCACCACCTTTAGCAACAGTAATTACGTTTTGTAGTTTAGGTAAATTTTGATATGTTGTAGCACTAAATGTATTGGCAGATAAACCACCCGTAAAACTAGTTGAACCTGTTACTGTTCCACCAGTAAATGCACTACCAAGTGAAAATGGTGTCCAATCTGAAATGGTGTTATTCCATGGAGCTGGGTTTAATTTATAATAGTTTGCTCCATTATTAACACCAACAAGCATACCAGCTCTTCTTCTATCTGATGTGATACCAGATAGTGCACTTGTCCCCCCACTTAAATTACGTAACCCATCTATACCATAGATTGGGTCAATTACAGCATACGTATCTAACGTGTCTGATGGTACTATTACACCTGTTACTTTAACTCCTTGAATTGATGCCATTTATATATTTTTTTTATTTATTTCTTAATTATTATGAACATAACCACACATTTTGTGCACTAGTTATTTGATTTGTACTTCTGTAAATATTATATGGAATTGAAATTCCATATGCGTTAGTTATAGTTGTTGCTGATATATTTGAATAAGGTATATTGTTACCAAAACACCCTGTTGTTGAATCTCTCCAATCAGTTGGTTGTGCCATAGATTGAGGTATTACAACATAAATAAATTCTGTTCCAGCCACAAATGTAATCGGTGTATTAACAACCGTAGTGATTAAACCAGTAGTGGTTAAACTAGTAATTTGTGGTATTGTTAAAGATGTGTTAACATTTTTCCCATAATACCATCTATTTTTCCAATTCGCAGTAATTGTTCTTGTAAAAGCACTGGAAATAGTATTAGTCCCAGTAATTCTATATATAGGGAGAGTTAATGTTTGTGTTGCTGCGGATATTGTTGCACCTGTAAGATTAATAAGTTGCGTGAAATCATTACTACTACCACTAAGAACATTAACAGTACTAGGATATAACTGGTCAATATTAATACTATTTAGTGCAATATTACTTGAATTTAAGGTTCCCCACGTAAAAGTTTGGAAACCATTTGGTACTGGTTGACCTAAATCGTAATCCGTTATCAATGTTCTAGTAAAAGAACTAAAACTTGGTAATTGATATGGGTATAGTAAATCAGTCCACATTTGAGTCATTGTTCTATTATTAAACGTAGAATTTTGAGGTATACCACCAAGTGCTGCAGTTGTTAAATTAGTATTGGTATATGTTTCACCAGTTGATATACCTGTAAGATGAGAACCATCACCATAAAATGTTGTAGCTGATAATGACCCAGTAACCGTTAAACCAGTAAGTGTGTTTATGTTAGCACTTATAGCTACATTATCATTTCTAGCAATAGTTATTGTATTGCTAGAGAATGTCATTCCAGTAACATAAGTGTCAGTTGTTACAAATGAACTAAGATTAGCAGTATATGCTGATAACATATCTGTTCTATCAAAATATATTATACTATTAATTAGCGTTGCCCCAGTAGTATAGATATCGTCTATTGCTAATGGTTCAATTATAAAAGTTTGATTTATATCCGATGAATTACTTAAACAGCTCATTATATTGTATTTCCTATTAATTTAAACATACCTGTTGCCAAGTAGGTTTTATTTATTTTTATTGTGACTATATCATTAGCATTTACAGTTATTGGTGTTGATAGAATAGTCCCATCGAATACAATAATATTATTGATTGATATTGTTATCCTAGTTGTATCTACAATATCAGTTAATTGTGTAAAAATTACACCATATTGAGCAGTAAATGAGAATTGTGGTAGTGTTTTAGGTTTAAAAACAAAACTATACGTTGCAACATTACCTTTCTTCTTAGGTTCAAAAATAACATCAGGTGTTATCTTATTTTCATCAATTTCAAGTGTTAACATTGTTCTATTGATTGTCGGAATAACCTCATAATCTTCTTCATCTAGTATATAACCCAAAAGCTTCATCTCAAACATTTGAGCGTAAAATCTTCTGTTTTCAAAATCATCGATATTACTTTCATCACCAATACTTTCTAAATGTAATGGCATTGGATGTCCGTTTACATTTATATAACATTGTCTAGATTGAAATGCTCTTTGAATTTTATTATTAAATCTATTCAAATGTCTCAATTTGTTGGTAAATATTCTCACTTCATAAGTTAAATCAACGCTAGTAGGTTGTGGAACCTTATAAACATCAACACCTTGTCTTATACCATCCCATGTTGGTACTTTCATATATGTATATGTTCTATCACCTGGAATATTCCAAAGACCAGCTTGATTTTGACCTTGTTGAATATCTGGTTTTCTGATGATTGTGATAAATGGTAATTTTATGTTTTTATATTCATCAGAAAATTGCCATGTTTTGGTAAATTCTATCCATCTTTGAATTGTTAAGAAAATAACAGGAACTTTCTCTCCATCAATACTTAAAGATAAACGTTTATCTGATTGAATAAAATCAATGAATGTTTCGTCCATATCTTCTTCCATTACACTTCTAGGTAAAAAAGTACCCTTATCGGCAATACCATCTAGAATTTCTTGTCTTCTTTCTGGTCCGATTTTTTGTGATTTAATATTAATGTTGGTTATGTAACCTTTAGGCATTGCCATATCTCTTATTTTTTAGTTTTATACTGCTCTGAATTCATTTCCATCTACACTAGCACAGATAACTGTTCTAAATGCACCTTTATAACCCATGATTGTATGTTTATTATCATAATTTTTAACACCGTCATTAACAACGCTAAAATATCTAATCTCTGTTTCAGTAACTGGGTAACCAATATAGTCACCGTAGCTAATTTGTGCTTTTAATTCAGTCAATTGTGCGTCATAAATTCCGAAGGTTAATTGTCCATCTTGAAGATATCTCATTCCACCATTTGGATTATATGCTTTATTTTCAGGTTCTGCCATAATTGGAATAACCTTAAGTTCAACAGGTGGTAAATATCTTATTCCATCTTTTGAAGCTTCACCATAAACTCCGTCATATTCAGTAAGTTCTCTATCAACTCTATATAGGATAAGTGTGAAGTTTCCATCACCTTCGATAGCCTCACGACCCATCTCGATTTCCAAGTTAAAATCCTCCTCTGAGAAGAATTTATTTATTCTAGTTATTGGTGTTACACGTTTATTGTCCATCGTTTTATTTATAAATATTTATGTTTTCATTAATAACTATAATAGACTTGATTTTTATTTTTAAAATGCTTATATTTAACTATTATAACCAGGAAAAACACATATTAATTTGATAAATTTAAACGAAATAAAAGGACGCTCAGCAATATCCCTAATAGAAGTCTATGAGGGAGTAAATCCGTACCTTAAAAAATTAAAGCAAGACTATCTTAAAAATAAGAAATTGGCTCTTACTGAAAACCAAACTGCGTACATAATTAACAACCATGATAAAGAACCAATATACATCAATAGAGTTATTAGAATTTCTAATTATCTAGGTGAAGAATTAAAAACACAAAATGAATTAACCTTTACACCTGAAAAAATTCTAGTTGAATTTATGTTAGCTGAAACGGATAAAACATATCACGTATATGGAAAACTATCTACGAAACAACAATCTAAAATGTACTTCTTGCCAAAAACACAAGTATATGATGACCCATATTTTGAACCAATAACTGTAAACGTGGATTTCACACCATATAATGATGTGTTAGCAAAACAAGGTAAAAAACTATATCAACATCAAGAAGATGGTATTAAATTTCTTTTATCTAGAAATGGTTCTATACTTGCGGATGACATGGGGTTAGGGAAATCTATCCAATCAATCATTGCAGCATTAGAAAGTGGTGCTAAAAAAATTCTTGTGGTTTGCCCGTCATCAACAAAAATTAACTGGGAAAGAGAGATTAATGTTTTTTGTGATGAAACAGCTATTGTCGATGGTAAAAAATGGAAAGAAGCAAAATTCACAATTATTAATTTTGATATACTTAAAAATTTCCATAGTCTTAAAGATAAAAAGAATATAGATGTTGAATTAAATAGAGAATTAGCCAACGCAAATTTTGACTTAGCAATTATCGATGAAGCACATTACCTTAAAAATAATGATAGTATTCGTGGTAAAATTATGGTTGAATTAGCAACCAAACATAGCATAAATAAAGTTTGGTTACTTACAGGTACACCAGTTGCCAATAGACCGATGGATTTCTTTAATCTATTAAAGATTATTAAGTCCCCTATCGCAGAGAATTGGAAACACTATGCCGTAAGATACTGCGAGGGTAAACAGTTCTTTAGAACGCTTAAAAATGGTACTAAAAAGCAAATATGGTTAACAGATGGTGCTAGTAATTTAGAAGAATTAGCTTCTAAAACAAAAAACATTATTCTTAGAAGACTTAAAACAGAAGTATTGGATATGCCAGATAAGGTTGTTACTCCAATGCACCAACAATTAGATAAAAAAGGTTGGAGCGAATATGATAGACTTTGGGATGAATATGTTACAAACAGAATTCTAGAAGATAAAAAAACCAATGAAGAACAAAAAAGCCTTGTTGAGTTAATTTTATTAAGAAGATTTATTGCTGCACAAGCAATACCTTATACTATTGAAATGGCTGAAAATGCTATTGAATTAGGTCGTAAAGTTATTATTTTCACTAGTTTTACTGAAGAATTAGAGATTTTACAAAATCATTTTGGTAAAATAGCTGTTAAACATAATGGACCAATGACTACAACACAAAAACAAAAATCAGTGGATGCTTTTCAAGGAAACGCTAAAATTAAAGTGTTTATTGGAAACATTAAATCAGCTGGTGTTGGTATTACTCTTACAGAAGGTACTGTAGTGATTTTCAATTCTTTTGATTGGGTTCCTGGTTCTAATGAGCAAGCTGAAGATAGAGCATTTAGAATTGGTCAAAAAAATGATGTAAATGTTTACTATCAATTATTTGATAATACTATTTCTACTAGAATGTGGGAAATGCTTAATAACAAAAAAGATGTTATATCAACCATCATGGGTGATAAAACACTTTCTGAAGATGAAATAACAACCTTATTGGTTGAACAAATTAATAAATAAATAAACATGGTAACAATTTATAGTATACCGCAATGCCCTTATTGCAATGAGCTTAAAGAAAAGCTTACAGAAAATAATATTGAATTTAAAGACGTAAATGTTTTTCTAGAAGAAAACAAAACGGAATATGATGCGATAATTGAAAAGACACAATCTGATGAAGTTCCAATCGTTAGAGTCGGTAATCAATTACTAGTACCTAATGTTTCTTTTCATAGCATCACTGAAGCATATGACTTAACAAAGAAATTTTTATTATAAATTGATTTTTTCTTATATTTATAATAAAAGAAAAATATGTCAGTAAGCTCAGATGAAAAAGAAAAACTATTTAGACAATTCAGACACTCAGTGGGTGCTCCGATTCGTCAAATAGAATTAATAGATGAACAACTTTGTACTCTATTAGAGATTGCAATAGAAGACTATGCCCAATATGTACAAGAATGGTTAATAGAGCATCAATGGCAATCTCTTTTAGGTAAAAGCATGGATACCGTAGATATGGCTTTCGCACTTAGTGTTAGAAGTTTTGATTACGTTACACAATACACATATGCTTATTCAAAACAAGTTGGTTTACAAACCAATGGGCCATGGGAACTTAAAAAAGACTACGTTGAATTAGAAGCTGGTAGACAAGTCTATCAAATTCCAGCTAACCGTGAGGTCAACGAAGTTCTATGGATAACCCCTCCAGCAACTAGCCAAGCTTTATTGGCAAACTATGGTGGAATCGATTACGGTTTTGGTGGTGGTTTTGCACAAACAGGTGGTGGTGTTGGAACAGGTGGTGGTGCAAACCAAAGAAGTGGTTACTATATTGCTCCAGCTTTTGATATTTTGTTAACTGCTGCTGATATGAACCTTAAAAATCGTATTGTTAGAAGCGAACTAGTTTATAAAATTACTGCAGGTCCTAACGGAACCAAATTACTTCATTTATTAAGTACACCTGGTTCTAAAATATCTTTTGGACAAGGTATTGGTGGTGTTGGTAGTTCTATCAATATGACTGGTTGTCAAGTATGGTATCATTATTATGAAACCAATCCAGAAAATGTAGATGCATGTAAAAACGATAATCCAGATATTATAAAATTACCTAACCAAGTTCCTTTATCTAGACTTGACTATGCAGATTTTAACGAACCAACCAAGACTCTTGTTAGACAGTTATTTATAGCTGAAGCCAAGAGAGCACTAGGTAGAACTCGTGGTAAATTTGGTGGAATTGTAGGACCGCCTGAAGCGGAAAGAACAATGGATTATGAAACACTTATTTCTGAAGGAAATGAAGAAAAGAAAGCAGTTTTAGAAAGACTTGATACTAGACTTCTTAGACTTTCAACAACATCACAATTGGAAAGAAGTGCAAAAGAAGCCACAGATTTAAATACAGCATTAAAATATCACCCACAAGGATTCTGGGTTTACTAAATAAAAAAAGGGGCTATATGCCCCTTTATTATTTATTAGAATCCCCATTCATCTGGTTCTTCTGGTTTAATTTCTTTTTGAAGCTCTGCTTCTTTATCCATTCCATTAACACTAGCTAATTCATCAGCAGTTACTTTTATTGGTTCATCAACAACATAACCCTCTGGCATATCACCAAATGTATCATCATACTCATCATCCAAATGAAGAATTTCATCAGTTCTTGTTAGATTACCATCTTCGTCCTCTTCAAACTCATTTTCTTCGTCCTCATCACCTTCGGACAAAACTCTTTTCTTTTTAACTACGGTAGTTGTGATAACAACCTTTTCAGCGGCCTCTTTTAATTTATCAACAGCAATATCGGTATTTTCCAATAACTCAACATCTTCATATGTATTTGTTGTTGTTTCACCACTCATAAATTGTAATTCAGTTAAATATTCCAAATACAATTCGTATCTATTATCTACATTGCTATTGTTGCTTAATTGATAGTATTTATCTCTTTCAATTGCATCAGCTTTATATTTGAAAATATCATCATAACTACATAATGTTTCTTCCCATTTTCTAGAAACCAAATAAACACCATTATCATCAGCATCAACATCAGCAATTACGAATACATCAATTGGTAAGATGGCCTTAGTTACAACATCTTTTAAATCTTGAAGTTCCAAGTGTTTGAATATATCATCTAACGTATTTTTTTCATGTTGAATACCTTCTATCCTAGCAATACGCATACGTTCAACATAATCAACTTGAAGAATATCCCATTCTTCTTGTGTCATATTATTAGGTAATTTGTTAACTCTCATCCAGAATTTAATTTCTTTATCTTCCATACGCATAAGGTCCTCATATGAATCTTGGTCACCTGGTTTATTTGAAATACCAGAAACCAATTCACATTCAGCTATTGTAAAGACCATTCTATCTTTAAGTTTTTCAGTAACTTTTTTGGTTGCTTTATCTTTTATTTTAACAATATCCAATAATACATTACCACGAACTTCTAAATTGAAACAAACTAGTAAAGGTCTAATCTTTTTATTGAAAGCATCTAAATATTTTGCTACGTTGTATTCATCAGTATATAGTTCAGAATTAATCTGTTTAATTCTTTCTCCAATAGTAGCAAACGCATCCATATTCATTTCATCTTCTAATTCCATTGCTGTTATACTTTTCTTAAGCATTTCCAATTCCTTAATCATTTCGAAATCGTGTTCAATAACTTTAGGGTCAATCAATTTACAATTTAATTGAACTTCTCTTTTAACCGCTGGAATTGGTGT